AATGCAGGAACGGTTACAGCTTTCCCGGTGGCGATGGCTTTATTGAAAGCTTCGGTATCGTCCGCTACGCCATCGCCAACTGCCCCAAAGTCCATGACACTTACGGTGTCACGCATCTTGGCTTGGAGCGAGCGTATGATTGCGCCCACGCCGGCGGGCAAAAAGCCGATGATAGATGAGCCAACGCTAGACCGCAGATATGCGATAAAGCCTCGAATATTGTTCCAGAGAGCGCCAGATGCACCATCGTCCGATCCTAGGATCGTTTCGCCATCTTTGGAGGCGAGAGCAGCTGCAGTTGCCTCTTGGTACATCAGCACAGAGCCATCTGGCGTCCGCCGACGAACACCTACCAGGCCTGTTCCCGTGTCGACAAGCTTGAAGCTCTCACCGACCGCGACATCAGCCTCTGCGGCTGCCAATGGGACATCGACAAATATGTTAACAGGCAGCACCAGATCAGCGGCCTGATCACGCGCCAAGGCAGCCGCCATAGCACTCGCGTCAGCTTGCTCAAGGTAGGGACCTACCGAAGCACCGACCAATCCTGAAACAGCCGCGCGCCGGGTCACGCCATCCTTCACCAGGACCACCTGTTCATCGCCATTGAGATCACTGGCTTCGCCGAGAAGGCTGATTTTTGTCACAAGTCAATCTCCGGAGTATCGAATGCTGGCCAAAGCGGGTGATCCGGTATCGACAAACCCCGTACCGCTACCAGATCGGTCGCTTCGGAAACGAGCTGTTCGATCAGATTGCTGGCTTGGCGAATAGCATCGATATCGTGGAAGCCCGGATCACTGTTATCGCGCAGGGCATTAATCTGCCGCCAGAGCGGCATGCGCTTATCGATACGTCGCCCGGCTTCACGTTTGATCGCTTGCACGCATGCAGCGCGCGCTTGTTCAAGCGTAGCCGGTGCGATCGCGCGCAGCTGCGGCCTGCCGCGCTTGTCCGGCACAATCTCATCGCCCGCCGCCTGGCCTGCGAGCAGGGCAGCATGCCGTCTGGCGGTGACTGACACCGCATCGTCCGGAATCTCCTTATGGAGATCAGTGTCGAAAAAGCCGCGCGCCGAAGCGCTGTACTTGATGGTCATGACAGGTCGATCCTTCCGATTGCGATGAAGCAGCAGGCATCGGTGGTCGCATTGGCATTATGGACCTGAAAGCCGGTAGCGCTGATCGTTCCAGGGCGTACCGATGGATAGTTGTCCTGCGCGTCGTTGCTGGCGTCGCTGGTGCCATCGACGACGACAGAGAAGGCGTTGCCGGTGAAGCTGGTAGGGAACGACACAGAGGTCTGGCTGTTCGGGCCAGCGCTGAAGCGTCCCCATTGGATAAGCAAAGTGTTCGCCGGATCAGCCGTTGGGATGGTGCAATATCCGTTCTCCGACATCGCTTTGGTCATAGGGCCAAGCGATGCGGGGGTGAGTGCCCTGTCGCCGGCAGTTCCCGTGCGCGCATCAGCCTGGCTTGCAGCAGTAACCGTGAGCACGCGATTGGCGGTCAGGTTGCCGCCGCCCGTGACCAGGCCCCCGCCGCTGATCGTGCGCCCTTGCAGCGCCGTGATTGCGGCGTTCACGGTGTCCTGGAACGCGAGGAAGGCAGCGTTTAGCGTCGTCGCCAGCGCGTCGAGAACGCGCTTCGTCTTCTTGGGCGACATGATCCGTGTGTCATCAACACCCGCATCGGCCTCGGCATTCGTCGCGATCTCCGCCACGCCCTTCACGTCTTCGCTCGCCGGCGGATTGAGGAACAGCGCATCGCCGAATTCGATCAGCGCCGCCATGTTGTTGGCGAAGGCGATGTCGAACATGATCAGCCCCGTCGCCAGCTGGGCCTTGCTCAAGACCGCATCCGCCGCCGCGCTGTAGACCGCCAGCAGCACGCCGGCATCCGTATAGATCCCGATACCGGTCACATCGTAGACATCGGCGCTGGGATCATAGGCGGTGACATGGATGACGTTTTCGCTCACCGCCTGGCCTGAGACCGCGTCGATGCGCTTGAACTCGCCGGGCAAGGCGTCAAGCGTCGGGGCGGCGATGAACGGGGTCGCAGTCAGGCCGATCTCGATGATCCTGATTTCATCGGTGCCGCCACTTTCTGCCGCCACGATCGCATCGAGCCCGGCATTGGTGATCATCATTGCAAGAGCGGCCATCAGATCACCTCCAGAAATTTGCTGTCTTCGCGGGTGAGCGGCTCGCCATCCTCGGTTTGGAGGTAATTGTCCCAGCGCGGATCGGGATCATGCGCAGCAGCCATATCGAACCGGATCGAGGTGGCGGTCATCGCTGCACCCGAAAGATAGCCCATGGCCTGCGCCTCGAGATACTGGACGAAGGTGAAGTGCGAGCGCGCGGGCTTGACCGACGCCACGTCGCGGATGATCGCAGCAGCCGTCTCCGCGCTGAGAAAGCTGGGCGGGATGAGGTTGGCGGGCATGCGCACCTCGAAGGTGTGCACCGGCTGGCGCGGGTTCGCCTCGAACCATTCGACGATCTCGAGTAACGGGTTGAAGCGATCAAGCACTTCGCGGACGATCGCGCGGGTGCCCTTGCGGCGATGGAAAGGAATTGCATCCCAGATCGCGGCGCGGCGTTCGGCCTCGGTCCATGCCGGGTCCCAGCGAGCGATGGCGAGACCCCAGGCGAGGAACGGCAGCAGCCATGCCGGGCAGGTGTCAGGGTTCCAAAGATTGCCGACCTGGCTGATATCGATGTCGGCGCGCATGGCCGCTTCGAGCGCCATTTCGGAGCTTTGCGCGTTCGGCGGCAGCAGGCTGGTGGCCAGGATATCGGAAGGGAGCGCCATGGCCGCGATCAATCCCAGGTGCCGCCGATAGTGACATCGATGTCGGCGCAATGCCCCGCCTGGAGCATGGTGTAGACCTGGTCGGCGGCAGGCTCTGCCAGCTCGACCCGCTGAACGCCGGCGACGTGCAGTGCAGCGATCACCGCCGATCGCGGAATATCGCGACCCAGTCGGCGCGTGCTGGCGAGAAAGCTGTTCAAGCTGGCGATTGCCGTATCGAGAATCAGATCGGGGTCGGGTCCCGAATAGAGCCAGAGCTGGGCGACCAGATTGAAAGGCTGGACGTCGGCAGACTGCACGCTGACCCAATCGGTCAGCGGACGGACCTGGTCATCGAGCAGCACGGCTTCGACCTCTGCCAGCGTTTCCGGCGGTGCGGTGCCATCGCCGGTGCGCGAGAGCACGGAGACCACGACCCGGCCCGGCTCGGGCGAAGTCGCGGATGCATCCAGCACATCACCAGACGCGGAAATGGCGTGATAGACATAGGCCATTTCAGGCCCGGCGACCGAGAAGCTGTGCGGGGCCAGCAGCACGCGGCGGCGCAGCTCATCGTCGCTTTCCATGACGACTGCCGCGCCGGTGACCGGGTTGGCAGGCGTGATTTCAAGCCGCTCCACGGCGTAGAGAGCGGCCAGGTGATCGAGATTGGCCCCATTAGCGAAGGCGATGAGCATCTGCCTGGCCGCATCGTTGAACGCGGCGGCTAGCACCTGCTCATCATAGCTGTCTGCCTGGAGCAGCTTGATAGCCGGATCGGATTCCACCAGCGCGGAGAATGGCGGGAACAACGCCAGCAGCTGGGCACGCTTGGCCTCATAGCGCGTTTCGAAGTCCGTCTGCGGCACCACCGAGGGCGGCGGCAGTCGCGACAGGTCGATGGCTGGCGAAGTGGCGATGGACGAAATCGGCATGAACGCCAGCAGCATGATGGCTTGGCCAAAGGCCAGCGGGCGCGATTGTTACCGGGCCGATTACAACGCTCGCGTCAGTCCGCAGTGAGCGCGCCGGTCACTGCCTCGAGCACCACATCCATGTCATCGCCGCTGAAACCGAGCAGGCGGCGAGCCTCGTAGCGCGCGCGGATAGTGCGACCGTCGCGGGTGCGCCCTACCCTGTCGGTGCGGCCATCGTGATGCACTTCGGCGATCCGTTGGGCATTGCCCCCACCAAAATCGAGCTCGACGCTGTCGGGCGTTGCCTTGATGCGCATGTTGCGCGCCAGGCGAAGGCGGCGGAACATGCGCTTGCGGCGCACGGGCTTGCCATCGGGGCCGGTGCGCGGGAGGCGCGGGGCCATGGCCTTGCCATCGGGTTCCTTGTTGGCGGCGATCCGCTGGGCGTTGGAGCGGCGAAGCGACTGGCCGACCTTCAGCGCCAGTTTGCGGCGCGCACCGGGCTCCAGGCGCAGCATCAGGCCATCGAGCCAGTCTTCAACCTTGGTGAGATCGTTGTCGGCCATGATCAATTCCAGGGCGGCAGCGGCCCGTCTTCGTCGGCGATCTCGGCGAGCGGTGGGGTGCCGGGGGCCGGCTCGCCATCACTGGCGATCAAAGGCAGGTCATCGTCGAACAACGGAACCGGTTCGGTCAGGTGCTGAAGATCGAATCCGCCATCCTCGCGCGCATAGACCAGCACATTCTCATCGAGCTGGATCTGCAGCTGCAGATCGACGGTCTTGCTGTCGATCATGTCGACCTCGATCGCGAAGGCTTCCTGCCCAGGCACCACCCGCTCGGGCTGGTTTTCGCGCAGCCAGTTGGTGACCGCCAGCATAATGATGCTGGGCTCATCGGCAAAATCGACCAGCAGCACGTTGAGCCGGTAGCGATAGGCGAAGCCCAGCGATTCCGTCGAGTTGGAGCGGATGCCGCCCTGATCGACCCACATGACCAGTTTGTCTGGGTCGCGCGCCAGACTGGGCAGGAGCGCGACCAGAGCCGCGCGGAGCGAGGCAGGCTTGATCATGCGGGTTCGCTATCCGGCAACTGGGCCATGTCGCCTTCGCGGCGCGGCGGCGGGATTGAGTGGCCTAGCTGGTCGCCGAGGCGTTCGACCGAGCGGCCCGATGACAGGGCGATCAGCGCGGAGAGGCAGTCGGCGATCTTGACCACCAAACCACCAGCGATGGCCGAGAAGATCGATTCCGCCCATTCGGGCAGCTTGCCGAAAGTCATGGCGGCGATGATGGCGAGCAGCACCAGAAAGCAGCCGGCGGCGATGAAGGTTACAACGCGGCGGTCCCCCTCGCGATCGATGATGGTGGTCATCGTGCACTCCATTTCGCGTGCGCCCTGGCGATCTTGATGTGATAGCCGTTCTTCGCATAGCCGAGGCCGTTATAGCCCTGTGCAAATGCGATATTGTCGGCATGGACATTGCTGATCGCGCGCAAAGCCGACTGCAGCTTCTTACTCTCGATGAAGGCAACGAAGGCATCGAGATGGTCACGTTCGCTGCGCTTCATCGCGTCCCAGAAACCCTCGACCGTGTTGAATCCGGCGAGCTCGTGGTTGAAGCCCATGATCTGATAGCGCCCGACCGAAGCGGACATCAGCGCGGCGCGCGGTGCCAGCTGCATCGCGCGGTACAGTCTGTTCCATTCGCCTTGCCCACCGACGTAAAGGGCGCGGTTCCACTTGGCGCTCGACAGGTTCGGGTGACTCTTGCGGAAGCGCCCATCGGTCTGGCGATCGAAGATATGCGCCTCGAACAGGATCTTGGGCAGGTGAGGACCATCAATGAACCCGCCA